GCAATACCAACACCAGCGTTTGCTGTGTTTAAATGTGTGCTGTCTGTTCTACATACTTTTAAAACACCACCATATGATAAGTATGATGCTGCACTATGCCAATATTCATATTGAGCATCAGTTGAAAGTGGTTTACCAAAGACGTTTATTAAGTCTTCTTCTGTCGATACTTGTATAGGGTCATCGATGGGGCCTATTCTAAATGGGCCTGCTATCGCACCAATGTTGTCTAATACATTATCTGCTCTTCCTACTGTAAGATCAACCTCCCTGACTAATACGCCAGGAGATAATTGAGGAGTCGCCATGCTTTTGTCTCCGTTCCGTTCAGATTTAACTAGAAATTATTTATTAAAATGACCTTTTACATATATTCCCACATAAAAGACCTGTCTCCATACTCATCAGCTTTGTTCCAACGATCACCTTCTGCATCAACAAAACTACCCTCATCTAATCCATCAATCATGAAACCAAATGGAGCCATATCTTGCTCTATTTGATTTTTTTGCTCCTCATATAATCTCTTTCTTACGTCTTGATCAGTGAGTTCTTTGAAGTAATCGTTCTGAACTAACCATGCATATATGACTAAACACATAGCAAGGTCATCATTTGCACCCTCTTCTGCCTCAAATGAATTGTTTTTTTGTATGAATGTTGTTAGTTCAGATATAATTTCATAGTCTTTGAATATAATTTTATCAGATTCAATTAATGTTTTTAAGTTAAGAGATCCTACCTTTTTGACAGTCTTTGACATCTTAACTCCCATTTGAGTCTTCTTACCAGAGAATCCTTGACCAATAACTTGACCTGCTCTTCCTCTCATTGATGCCATGAGTAGATTGTCATATTCAAGATCATAGTGAATGATTGATGCTACTTGATCACCAATGTCATTTACTTCACACAATATAAATGCCTTATTATATTTAGTTGCTACCTCATATATCACACTTGGAAATAGCATTGGTTTGATTTGATTATTTCTATACTTACCTACAATTCTATGAGGAAACGTAGTAATATCTACAAGAACAAATGCTGAGTAGTCTTTCTCAACACCACGAGCAACGTCAACTGTTATCAAATAATCATGACCCATCATAGGGCATTCATAGATATCTAATCCAGCATTTCGTTGTGCAGGTTCTTCATATACCATCGTTCTTAGTTTAGATGGTGCTATCAATGTATCAACAGATCCTAAGAATTCACATTCAAACTCAACTTTAAACTGTGCTTCAGATGTGTTTGCAATTGTTTGCTCTCTCCATACCTCATCTCTACCTGGTACTTCAGACCAGTGAACATCTGTTGGTTTATATTCATTCTTACCTCTCTCCGCATCGTGCCACATTCGATAGAAGTGATTCATACCTCGTGGTGTAGATACAATTATTACTTTCGTTTTTTGTCCTGACGAAATTGTTGGATAAACAGAAGCAAAGAAATCGTCAGCAATATGATTGGGGATAAAGGCAAACTCATCCAAGAATATAACGTTATAAGACCCACCCCTAACAGCAGAGGAAGAAGTCGAGTTAGCAGATATTTTTGACCCATTTTCAATTTCAAGAGAACCTTTATTCCAAGATATTATACCCTGTTGCATCCATCTTGGCAAGTTTTCATATGCAAGTTGTAATCTACCTAATAAATCACGGGCAGTAGAAGCTTTGTTTGCAAGTATAGCAATATTAACATTATCATTAAAAATCGCATAATGTAAAAGATATGATACAACCGTTGTTGACTTACCCGTTTGCCGAGGCATTTTACATATGTTGAAACGGTTCTCATGGAAATTTTGAATTAACTTTTTTTGAAAAGGATATTGCTTGAACGGAACTAGACCCTCATCAAGAGATACTATCTTTATATAATTATTTGCAAAATATACTGGGTCATTTTTACATTTTAAAAATTCAACAATATTCTCCTGTGTAAATTCAATAGGAGTATTTGCCTTTTTTAAATTGGGATTACCAAGATAAACTTCACTCATTATGTAAAATTAAATTATTAACTTATTGTATAACCTACTTTTGCACCTAAAACAGCAGCGTTCGCAGCAAAGATTGCTTCAGTTGGTTTTTTCTCTACAACCTCTACTGCGTTACCTGGCAACGTGAAAGTTCCAATTGTTGTAGATCCTCCAACCTCATCAATAACAGTTACTAATCTTGCAGTAGCACTATTATTAACTAAACGAACTGCTGTAGCACTACCAAAGGTGGATGCACCTGCAGCATTCGTGCCACACGCTGCTTCAGTACCTTTAATTAATGTGATCATTATTCTAAACTTTATTGACTATTTATACTTTTACACCAAATGGGTTTGTAGGTGTACCAGACTTTACAGGATTTACTAATCTCTTCAAAATATCAGACGCTGGTTGATCACCTCTTACACCAGTCGCAGGAACAGTTTTAAATTTCGGTTTATCGTGTGAAGCAATTTTTTTATCTTTTAATTGTTTGTTAAATTCTTGGAATGTTTTCATCAGCAGTTCCACCTTCTCAATGCCTTATTTATTCTTGAATTTGGATCTCTACTTGTTTTAGCAGAGGTAAGTTTCTTCTTCATACCTTTCATTCTTCTACAGAATGATAATCTTCTTTTTGCAGATTTAGAACCTTTCTTTAATTTAGATGGTTTGGTTGTTACAGCAGTTTGTAATTTAGAACCAGGATTCTCACGACGATATGCCTTGACAGCTGCTTTACTTAAACCATCAGTCTTATCTTTACGATTAACCTTCTGCCAATCTTCATCTATTTCTGTTCTCCAATCATAATGATCTTTAAAGGTTTTTTAGGTTTTGGTTTTACATTAGATAATATTTCATTTTCATTTCCTTTAGTTACACCACCTTTCTGTGAGAATTTTCTTGTTTTAGTACCAGTCTCCTTTTCAATTTCTTTCTTAATCATTTTACTCATTGGATCATTTTCAATCTCTTTCATTTTATCTTTCATAGTAATTTTTTTAACTTTTTTCTTAATTTTCTTTGGAGTAGTCTTTTTCATCAAATCAAGTTGAGATTTATTCAAAGGAACTGTTTTTACTGGTGGTAAATCATCAGTAAATGTTCCTGTTGGTGTAGTTGTACCAAATTTCTTTTGAATCTTATTTGGTGTACCACCAAGATATTTGTCAAAATCAATCTTCTTCTGAAGATTTACTTTTATTGGTTTACTTAAATCTTTACCACTAGTACTTTTTATACTACTTAATTTTTTTGCAGCGACTTCATTTGCTTTTTTTGTTTGATTAATAATAGATTTAGTTTGTATATTTTTGCTTATTTCTTTACTTGCTGCATCTCTAACTGGAAATTTAATTCCTGATCCTGTTCTTTTCATTTGTGCTGCTTGTTGTCCAGTGACATCAAATGCACCTTTTACTTTTGGTGTTGTTTTTTTAATTACATCTCCAGTTACTCTCTGTGAACCTGTCTTTGTAAATGGATTTACCTTTCCTATATTTTTTAATAATTTTTTACCTAATTTGGCAACCATTCTTGTTTTAAATCCTTCATAAAGATCTAAATTTTCCTTTAATGGTTTTGCTTTAATTATATCAACAGTTTCAATTTCTGTAAACGTAATATCATCAGAATTCCAATCTTGTATGACTAATTCACTTTCTATTGCGGTATTTTCAGTTTTTAATGCTACTTCTAAATCATCTGCCTGTTTTGCATGCGTTTTAGAACCATCTCTTAATTTCTTAACTAATTTTTTTACATGTGGTACATCCTTTTTATCTAATATTTCCTGAATATTTTCCTCTTCAAATTTACCAGTTTTTAAGAATCTTTCACTACCTTTATCTAATTTTTTAGATGGATCTCCAAATACTTTTTTCATCTTGCGGTCAAGTAAAGTACCTATGCCTAAACCAGTAAGACCAGCACCGATATATTGAAGAGTTTTTGACTTACCTTCTTTCATTGCTAACTTTGTTGCAATTGCATATTTTACATTTTTATCACCATATCTGTCTTTCATATCTTTAGTGCTAATGGCATCAGCAATCTCATCACGTTTTTTCATTTGTTTCTTTGTCATTTTC